ATTGGACGCGCACATTTCATGCGCATGTATGAATCGAAGATAAAGTGTGGTTCTGAAGGGACAGCCACCACACGATCTAGAGGAGGATTTTCTTCAATAAAATCTGACCCTAATGTAGGTAGAGCAGCAAAGTCTTGAGAAAGATGCCACGCATCTAGACTTTGAGCATCATTGGATCGGAATTTTCCGGTGATCATTGATGGTTTGTATCGGTATTCAGCATAGCGTTCTTGATAACCGAATACGAGTTCATCGTTTGCAGAGCCATCTGCATATATTTCTTTGTTTAGGACTGATTGTTCGCCAATATGCGAAAGGGCAGGCCAGTAGTAGTCGTATCTTGTTGAGCGGCTAAACATTCTGTTTAGTCCTTGTTGGTAGGTAAGATCAGCACGAACAGATACAAGGCCAATAATGACGCAATGCTCAGTGAAGGATTTAGTGAATCCGTGACCTGATAAAGTTGAAGTACCCATTGCAGCAAGGTTGCCCTGAGGAGTAGTAGCATCAGTAGAAGAAGTTTGTTCAATTGGTGTTACGATGATAGGTGATGAGCCGCCGCCTAGAAATTCAGGTCGTTGTAAGCGGGCATCGGGTGAAGTTACGCCAAAGTGAGCTTTGACGATTTCTACGTAACGAGTACCGCCTCGGGCGTCTCGTTCTAGTAGTTTTTGTACTTGGAATGCTTGTCTAAGTTGGTTAATAGTTGCAGCAGTTGCAGCTGATAAATCTGCATACATAGGATTTCCGGAGAAATTAGACTTAGCCGCAGTTGAAGTAGCTAGTCCTAAAGAACTATGCAGAGAACTAGCAATTATTTGTGCTTGATCAAAATTACCATCATTTTTATCTGCACCTACTGGTACATTTGATCCAAGAGGTAAGTCGACAGAGTCGCCTTTTTGTGGCCATGGTAGGCATGACGTGAAATAGTCATGTCGTTTGCCACGTTTTAGCAGTACATAGTCTGCGGGTGAGTCAGGACCGTCGTCTTTATCGACAGTAATTGAGTCCTGAAGGTTTTGATCTCTATACCATTCGTTATAGATCAAGTTATAAGCTCGATGATGTAACGAGCTATGTTCTAAGTTTGCAACGTTAGTAGGTATTCCGAAGTAATCGGAGAGTGATTGGTTGGCGTAGCCAGTATCGGAGTCCATAATAGGGACAGTAAAGTCGACAGAGTCGCCTGGATTAGTTTGTTCACCATTAAATTTTTTCCAGTTATCCCAAAGTAGGCGCACTGGCACTGCAAAGAAATGCGTGTCCATGAATGCGTTATCCATGATTGGAAAGATAGGAGTTGACATACGGGCAAAGCCGGTCATTGATAGGTTGAACGTATCGCCTGGTAAGGCCTCGTCTACGAGGATGGGTACTAAGTAGCCCGCATCGAAGGTTGTTTTTACACCATGTGAGCGATCGAACGAAGAACGTTCTATGTTAGCTTTAGGGACTTCGCTGAATTGGTGTGACATTACTGATTTCATTTTTAATACTCCGGGTAGTTTAGGTGAATGTATTGTGCAAGTTTATAATCCTCATTTTGTTCTTCTTTAGTTACGAAGAATATTGAGATTATTTTGAGTTTTAGCTTTTGTAGCATTATCTTCCTCCATTAGTCCGGCAGGTACGAATTCGATACCATTGCCGTGTGAGATTTTTTCTTTGTGAATTGTGAATGTTGCGTCGTTATCTTCCCACTCGCCAAGCTCGTATAGAGTGTAGTCCTCAGGGTGATTAGAGATTTGTGACTCCGCATTGTTTACCATGTCTCCGAATGTACGGATTGCCATGGATAGGTTAGGCATGTAGAAGGGAGGGAAGTGTGCTTCAGCTTTTTTATCGTGGATAGTGAATATTTTTTGTTTCATGTTAAGACTCCTCTATTGGTCGTTTTAGTGATTTAAGTTGTGCCTTTTTGACTTTTTCTTTTACTTCAAGTCGTTCAGGCGTGTTATCAGCTTTGTGCTTTTGCATTAGCTGCATGCGCTTTTTCTTGAGTTTCTCGAACTCTTTTGGTAGCTCATGTTCGTATATATTATCATAGAATTTAGGTGGTTTCATCTTTTTTCCTCTGAGAGTTATAAAGTCAGAGGGGTAGACGTCGTCTTTGAATTGTTTATACCAGTCCCTGGCAATGCCAGGATTTCGAGACATGGTGTTATATTCAGGTTTGAGGTCGATTATTTCTCCCGTTTCTTGGTTTACGCGTTCATAGTGTGATTTTTTTTGTTTACCATTTATTTTTTTCATTACGTAGCGTGCGCAGTATGCAGCAGACTCGAATGTTACTGATCCTACGGTGGCGAAGCCGTAAGGCCATAGTTTTGACAGTGTTTCTGAAGTGAATAGTTTTATATCATTTTGTGTTTTTAATAGTTTTTTATCCGCGAATTCGTGACCGAATATTATCGCGTGGTAGTGGGGGCGGAAGAATTTTTCTCCGTATTCCCCACAGTGATAGAAGCGTATTGTTTTTCCAGTATATTTTTTTCGAAGCCTTTTCATGAATTTCTGAAAGTGTTCGATTTTAAGAGACCCGTCCTGCGGCAGGTTCTCATTGTTGTAAGTTAGTGTAATGAAGCAGTTGTCGTCGTGTAGTTGTGCTTCATGCATGCACCGCATAGCCCATTGTCTAGATCTTTCTAGACGGCAGCCAACGCATTGGCCGCATGGTACAGTGACAGGGCGATCAGGCCATCCCATAGTAACATTGAATACAATTTTATTGTCATAGCGTGATCTGAAGCCCTCCATCGGATGATAGCAGGGCATAGTTTTAGAGTCGTATTCCGCCGCGCATCGGTCGGTTAGTTGAGGTTAAGTTTTTTTTGTGGGTTTTTGAGGCTGATCTAGTGAATTGTTTTTTTGATTTTTTACGGTTGATATGTTTTCTTTTAAACATTTTAATTCTCCAGGAAGTTATTGATTTTTTTATTTAGTATTGTAGTCCATTTATCCATATTTTTTGTGATGAATGGAATTAATAGTGATTTAAGTATAAATTTTAGTATTTTTTTAGCAATTATTGACATAATTTAAGTTTTAAAATCTGCGATTTTACGGACTGAGGTGTCAGTCCGGACAGTTACATCAAGTAGGTAACTGTCTTGATCCTTACGGATCACGCTTGCGCGGCACTCTGCGAGGCATTTACGCTGGCGCTTTCACTCGCTACGCTCGCGGGTTCGCTTACGCTCTCATTTTTTTCATTAATAATAGGTTTAGGGCGGATTTTTATGCCCATCTCATACATTTCCTCGTTGTTTTTTTCGTTGTGTACGAAATTAAGGAATTTTGAGGGATCGTTTTCGAATTTATTGCGCATTTGTGATGGTAATTCTTCGAACATTGAATTAGCAGTAGCGATAATATTCATAGAGTTTTGGTAGTCGTATTCTGTGAAGTCATCATAGATGCCTTCATTTGAACGAACGTGGTCTAGTTGACCCGTTCTATTGTGTTGTTTAAGAATGTTGTTTATATCGCATTCTTCTTTGTGTGATTGCTCGGTACGAGAATCATTTGTAGTTAGTTGTACTTTTAGTTTTTCTCCGTATGCAGTACGGAAGATGATTTTAGTTTTTGGCATTTTATTTTCCTTTATTGATATTTATTATTTTTACGAAGTAGTTTTTGTATACGCTGTTCAGCTTGTGGTGTTGTTTGTTCGAAACGTTTTAAGTTGAAATTAGATTGTTTTTTATTGATTTGTTTAGCGGATGCAGGTTTAGGATTTGTAAGGATGGTAAGAGAATCTCGAGCTTTATTATAAAGATCAGTACCACCTTGTTTAGCAACTACACCGCCTTGGATTTGTGTTGTTTGTTCTTTTATGTTTGATTCAGTGGCTTGCATATTTTTTATTTCTTGTTGCAGCCTGGTAACAGCTAAAGCAGAGTTAGTAGGATTTTCTACAACGGGTACTTTTCCAGAAGCAGTAGAGGCGCCAGAGCCGCCAGTCCCAGAGAGGATAGGATTAAGACCTGCAAGTCGCAGATCTTTAACCTCTCTTTGATGAGCAGTGGAGGATTGTCTAGCCTCGAAAGCCATAGCTTCTCGGGAGCGCTGGCCAGCAGCGCGATTAGTAAGCAGAGTAGCACCAGCACCAATTAGTGCGGCAGTTACAGGCATGATCTCTCCATGGTTAGTTTATACATATCGTCAGCGATTTTAGCGCATTCCTCAAGAGTTAGACGTTGATCACTAGGATTAGCGGGGTGATATTGAAACCCCGTTACAGTAGCGTAGTATAGGATCCAGGTAGCATCCATTAGAAGTGGTCGATTTTGCCTGGAACAGAGTACACCGGCATTGGACGCGCACATTTCATGCGCATGTATGAATCGAAGATAAAGTGTGGTTCTGAAGG